GGTTACCTGTTCCACCAAGAGTATGCTGCTGGGGTCCAGGAAAGTGAATGACCCTCATTAGGATATACTCAACTAAACCCTCAGGTTTTTGAGCTTCATTATCCAGGTAGTAGGGTACAGCAGGGAGACCAACGTCAGTGTCCCAGTTGTTAATCAACTGGTTACAGAGTATGACTCTTGCCTCATTCTCAGTCACGTGAACACCTTCCCACCAAGCCTCCTGGTGTGCCACTCCACAGCCATGTCCACAAACCCAGGTTGTGCCTTTGGTGACCAACCCTCATTCAACAGACCGATATAGGGGACGTTATTGGTTATCCACACTGGACCCATTTCCAGTATGTATGACAACACCTCAGCCTGTCCCCTCTGCTGAGCTGACTGGTCAACTGAGTCCCTACTGCCGAACAGCTCAACCTCTGGAGCAACAACACTAGGGACCCAGTTTGATTTTGCCCAGCCTGTGTCAACTGGGGTTTGGATAATCAGGTCAGCTGTAATATCCAGCACGAGTGCAATGACCTGACGCTCCGTGACCCGTTTCAGCTCAGCACCAATGACCTTAGGCTCATCTGTAGAGACAGCCATGACAGGTCACTCCTCAGGCTCAACAATCTCCTCAGGCTTAATCTCCGTGGAGCCTTTCACCTTCTTGAGACGTTGTGCAGCTTTGGGAGTAATCTGAACGTCCTCATAACCCTCCTCCACTACAAACCAGAGACCTTTCCCACGGTTCTCTATTTTGCAGGTAGCAGGGTCATAAGCATAGGACTCCTCAAAGTCACCAGGGTTGGCTGGGTCAATGTACCTGGAACGGTACAGGCTCTCCAGTCTCCTTGGCTCACAGTCCACGTCTGGGTCCTGCCAGGGGAACTCATCCCCCTTGGCAAAATGAACACCACGGAACTTGAATGGAATCCTACAAACAAAGGTCCCGTCTGTGTTGAATGCTGGTCTCTCAATAGGCATAACCAGTGGTCTCCTTTCTGCTCTGTTGATACCAGGTCCAGAGGCTGTTAGCCAACAGCACCAGAGAAGAAATAGCCAAGGTCAGCAGCAGTGAGCTTTTGATCCACAGCCATTTCAATCTCAATACGGTCAGACTCAATAGCCTCAATTCGGAACTTCTTGATCCTGGTTCCATTGGACCCTGCTCCCAGCAAACCCGTCCAGGAGAACGTGTAACCAGCAGAGGGAATCCGTAGACCAGGAGCAGGAGCAGAGTAACAGAGGAGAGCATGGTTCCCACCAATGAAGCTGTGGGAATTGGTAGCTCCCTCCTTAGCAGTGTTCTGAATGGCTTTCATGACCAGAATCCGGTCCAGCTCCAGGATAGAGGCAACAGCCTGGAGGGTAACCACAGCAGGAGAACCGGGAGTCTGACCATACTTGATGAGGTCCACAATGTCGGGGTGACGCTTGAGAGACTTCCAGACATTGTAACCAATGACCAGAGTGTTAGGCTCAAAAGCAGTGGACTCCAGAATGGTCCCCTTACCAGTCTCGACGTCACCAACAGGGTCACTGGCAGCGTCATCCCAACGGAGGAACTGGTTACCAGTGGGACCAGCAGCAACACCAGTCATGTCAGTGGTCCACTTGCTAGTGGCGAAATAGTTAGCAGCCCACAGGACCTCACGCTTGAGGAGAGCCTTGAGGGTCACCAGCTGCATTGCCTCAGCGTCAGCCTCAATGACGCTATCAGCATTGGCTCTCCGATCATCGTCAACGTCATGATGGAAAGCATACTTGGCACAGCTGTAGTTGGGGGAGTTGTCCACGGAGTAGTGACCACCAGCACTCTCAGTGGCAGGAGCACGGAGTTTCATCTCATCCCGGTTGAAGTAGCCACGGTCATAGGTGTAGTACCTATCAGACTTCTTTCCAACAGGAATGTTGGGAAACACACGGTCAGCAACAAAGTTTTCCTGTGCCTGGAAAAAGGCAATGGACATATTGCTGAGAGGTGTGTTTACGTGAACATCACCAGGCAACGGTTTCATTGTCTCACTCCTCCTATTGGAGCCTTAGGTTTCTTACTTCCGTCAGTGCTGGTCAGCTATCAAGGAATCTTGTAGCTGCTTCTGAGCAGAGCCTCAATCAGCTCACCGTCAGCTCCACCAGTAATAGCCTTGGCAACAATGTAGTCACCAGAGGCTCCCTCCTCAGCACGTCCGTCAGCACCAGGAGTGAGCAACATTCCAGCAGTCAAGGTAGCACCTGCCATGACCTTGACCACACCAGCAATGTCCAGAGAACATTCCTGGTCAGCAGCAGAGGGAGCGTTACTGATAACCCCGTCAGCGTCAGCTCCCTGAGAGGCAACAGCAGCAATCTTGGTACTGGAATTGATGATTCCAAAGTGATACTGCTTTGCACTCAGGTCAGCGTTTGCCGGATAGGTTATCCTCGTCACGGACTGTTCTGTAGCCATTAGGCTACCTCCTTTGGGATTTGGACTCTACGTCCGTCCTTGTCTATGGACGAAAGCAGGAAAGTAACAAGAGGCTACTCCCTCACAACACCTGTGGGGATTTCCTCATAGAGTCGCTTCCCTTCCTCAGTCTCAAGCACCTTGGTCATAGCCTCACCCTCAGAGCAATCGTGCTCCTTGGCGTAAGACTTGGCCAGAGCATCCAGCTTACCCTTGGGGGTATCCTCTCCCCCGTCAATGGTTCCACGCTTCAGCAAGGCAGACTCAAGAGCCTCATTGTTAGCCTTGAGCATAGCCTCAGCAGCTTCACGCTCCTTGGCAGGCATAGCAGCAACAGCCTTGAGCAGAGAGACCTTGACCTTAGTCTCACCAGGCAGGTGAGTAAGCTCCTCACCAGCACGCTTGGTGAACTCAGTCTCCTGACGTGCAGCCTCAGCCTCCTCAGCCTTGGCAAAGTCAGCGTCAGACCTCTTAGCAAGAGTAATGAGCTTATCACCGTCACTCTTGCGGTATTCAACACCCTCACGGTCTGTGTAAACCACAGGGTCCTCAGCCTTGGCCAGCTCGTCAGCCTCAGCCACAGCAGCAGCCTGAGCGTCAGCGTCCAGCTTGAGGAAGTCACCACGGTCAGCCTCATCCATAGCGTCATGGTGAGCACGAGCGTCAGGAGTCAGCTTGAGCAACAGGTCCATTGCAGCAATGGTCTCCTCAGCCTTGGTGAGCTGTTCCTGCAAACTCTCCACAGTGGGAGTGTTGTCTCCGTCTTTCTTACCAGACATATCACCGTCCCCTTTCTTGAGAACTTCGGGTAGATCGTCCTTGGTTTTACCAGGGTTGGCTTTCAACCAGGCTGACCTGACCTTGGTTATGACTCCAGCAACAGCGTCAGCTGGAACCTGAACCACCTGACCCTTGAGACCCTTGTCAAGAGCAACAGCAGCAGCTCCTACAACCATTGGGTCTGGGTCCCCACCAGGATCATTGGTCAACCTCAAGGTCCAAGTTGAGGGTTTCTGGGGGTCAGGCACATAGGCATAGTCCCCAGCAAAAAACCTCTTGCTACCCTCACCCTTGGTAAGGTTCCCTGACCCGTCAGCAACCACGTCCTCAGCCTCGTCCACAGCCTCAGTGACCAGAGCCTCCACTGCTGTAGCAAAATCGTCCAAGGACTCCTTGACTGCTCCCATAGCGTCAGAGCCTTTTTCCTCTACAATCTGTTCAATACTCTCACGCAAAGCACGGTTGAGGTCCCACATTCCGTCCATAGCCTCACGGACTGTTTCCTCAACCTGAATCTCCTGGAGAGCATCTGTGAAAACAGATTTAGCTAGCTCGTTGGGGTTCCTCCCTTGGTCACGCTTCATGATCGTCACCACAGCAGGAGCCTGAGCCATTCTGTCAACTCCACTGATTTCGTCCAGCTTGAATCTGTGGAGGATGAGACGTTGTTTCTTGTCAGACATTGACCTCAACCTCCTCTGTGTGAGCAGGAATCATGGAACCACCAATGGAGAACCCCTGGTAGGTTCCATCCTTGAATTTCTGGAGCATATCCTCAGAGTCAGGTTTCATAGCTATCATGAGACCCGTCTGTGGAATATCAATGTCAAAAGCCTTGGCTATCTCTGCTGTCATCGGCCAGCAGAAAACAACCGTCCCACGCTCGTCAGCCTTTTCTGTGTCAGCTGCTTTCTCGTGCATTTCCCCAGCAACCCTGCTGTGGAGCATGAAGTCAGTAGCAGCCTCCAACATTCCAGGCTCAGTAGCATGGTGACCCTGTTTGTCAAAGTAAGGCTGACCCCCAATGTTACAGACCAAAGCCCAACCCAGAACCAGTCCAAGCTCCTCGTCAACCTTGAGGATTTTGGTCACGGTCTCAGGACAGTCATTAGCCTTTAACAAGTAGACGTCACCCAGCCTGACACTACCAAGGCTCTGCTCCCTAGCAGCCAGGAAACAAGTGAACCCAGAGAACTCCTGACCAGCAGACTTGACCATATCAGTCACACTGCTTTTGCTGGAGTCCACCAGGATCGTCCCAGAGAAATCAACCTCAGTCACAGGAAAGTCCTGAACTGAGACCTTGTGGAGGGTTCCACTCTTGGCAGAGAAAACCTTACCTAGACCCTCGTCAATGTAGGTGAAATGACCCTCACCTGAGAACAGGACCAAGGTGTTATCACCTACAGGCACACAGGCAGAGGGGACCCCCGCCTTGGCCATT